GATGCTACCACGAACCTAACTGGTACGTGGGATGTAATTGACTATAGGCCATTAGGCAAGCGGATTGAACAAAATTGGTCCAACCCTGCCTACCCTACGGCTACTGGGCGTCGATGGCTTGAGGGAGATTTAGAAATAACTAATACCTCCCAAAACATCTTTGCTCAGAATCCTAGCCTTAGTACAAGCTTTGTCGATAACCTTGCTCGTGCAGCTTTTTACAAGAAACTCCATAAAGAGGCGACCCAATTTCAGGGTCTAGTCTTTCTAGGAGAATTGCGTGAAACTCTGCACTTGCTTCGCAATCCGGTGAAGTCTCTCCATAACCTTGCCGACGGGTTTTTAGGTACGTTACGTAAAAGAAAACGTGCCAGTCCGAAGACTTGGGTAAAAGATGCATCATCGGTTTGGCTTGAGCAAGCTTTCGGTTGGAAACCTCTTCTCAATGATATTGAGAATGCGGTAACCGCCTGGCAGCGTCTTACTGAGCCGAATCAGTCACATCGTGTGACTGCCGGCGCCAAGAAAACGTTCGATCGTTCCGGCGAACTCAGTAATTATGAGAAAGTCGGTGCGTCATGGACTCCGAATTCTTCTGGCATCTATTGTACCAACATATGGTGCAAGTTGATGGAGACCCATACCGTTCGTTATCGTGGTGCAGTAAGAGCTCAAGTAGAAGCGCCCACATGGAAGGATGCTACTCTCTTCGGTTTTTCACCGTTGGAGTTTGTACCCGCCGCTTGGGAGTTACTCCCGTGGTCGTTTCTCGTAGACTACTTCACCAATATTGGTGATATTCTGGATGCTTCCGTAACCTCAACTCGTGACATAACGTATGTAGATAAGGCCGTTATTAGAATGACGGAGAAATACCGTCACTTTGTAACGAACAAATTCTATCTTACGTTTGGCTCAGGTTGGAGTCTTCGTTCGCATTCGGATAGTAGTGTGAGGAAGCACGGTCTTTCCCGTAAGGAAGTTACTCGAACGAAAGGTTCAGGGATTTCTGTTCCTGACTTTCAGTTCAACTTCAGCTTGTCAGACGGCCAACTTGGCAATTGTGCCGCCTTACTCGCTCAAGCAAACTCCTTATTTCCGCAACGCCAACCCCGCCGATGGCACCGATAGGTGCTGTCTTTAGGAGTATCTTTATGACGTTCGCCTTAACAAGCCCTATAACGGGTGGTGCGCAAACGGGCTTTACAGCCCCCACTTATACTCATGTCGGCGATATGGCTCCGGATATTTCCGGTAAGCAAGTCGCCGTCACTGCGTTAGGTGGGACCCAAACGGGCGTTACTACGCATTCAGTTGCCTCGCCCTTTACGGTGACCTTCTTTCGGCCTAAGGTTTTCCGATTTCTCGGAAAACCGAATCCGACTACGGGTCTCATAAAGGAGGTTCCGCGCAACTCGTATAAGTTGATCACCCGCAAGGGTGTTCTTCCGTTAGCAGCCCAGCCTTACGCAAACATGCAGATCACGACAATCATTGACGTGCCTGCAGGGAGCGATACTGCTGATGCTGCCAACGTACGTGCTGCGTTGTCGGCTCATATTGGAGCTCTCTCCCAACAGAGTGCAGGTATTGGGGATACAGGGGTTACTGGTATCGTTTAAACCAGTTCCTGTACACTCCTCTGCTTCTTAGGGGGTTAGATCCTTTATTAGTCTTGAACTAGGAGACAACATGCGTGATTACGCTGCTGTAATACCTATTTACCTTGAAGCTGATTTAGCTCGTCAAGGATGGAATGGAGCGATGAGCCCCTATCCAGGCATGTCACTAAAGCAGTTTGCAATGACATCTCTTCGGAGAGCACTGGTGAAGAAATTTACCGATGCTCCGAGTACCGATGCCGATGCGGCTGCATTGTCACTTTTCTTAAGTATTAATGAAAAGTGTCGTGGACAATTTCCTGATCCATCTAAGATGTCTACCATCCATTCCGTCGTGATTGGAGAGGCGAGAGAGTTTATCTATCGTCTTTTCTTCCCTGATGAGCAGGTTTTCGGAAATCTCCGGAGACTTACTCTAGCGGAAGTTACCACGCGCTTCGGGGTCGGTGATGGAGCTAACCTCGGTAGTTTTAGTACGGACTTCCTTTCGAAGTTCGGAACTTCTACTATGGCAGCAACTGACTCAGCTCTGCATATTCTTTACAAGCAGGCGATTCGTTCTCTTCCGCTATGGTCTGACGTTGAGTCTATCAGATCGTCGTTTAGGAGTGAGGCAGTCGTTCGAGGTAGCCGCTTAAGTTTTGTACCTAAGACAACGGAAATTAGCAGGACCATATGCACCGAGCCTCTTCTGAATATGATATTTCAGAAGGGAATAGCTTCAGTTCTTGAAGAGTTGCTGTTTGAGAAATGTGGTATAAGTCTCTCGCAGCAGCCTGACAAGAACCGTCAGCTAGCTCGGCTTGGGTCGATGAATGGAAGGTTCGGTACTATTGACCTTTCTTCTGCATCAGACTCAATGTCTCTCAGTTTGGTACAATCGATGTTTCCTAAGCATGTCTTTGACATGTTGAAGATGTGTCGATGTGCTTTTACCACCCTTCCAGGTGGCTCTGAGGTAGAGTTGCATATGATATCGTCTATGGGGAACGCTTTTACGTTCCCTTTACAAACGATATTGTTTTCTGCTTTAGTCTATGGTGTCTATCGATCTCTCGGGATTAATTTCGAGAAACCTTTTAGGCAGTCACTGGGCAACTTTGCCGTTTTTGGCGATGATATTATATGTGTTAGTGAGGCTTATGACCTTTTAACACAGACTCTATCAATTTGTGGCTTCAGTGTTAACATAGACAAGTCCTTTAATCAAGGACTATTCCGCGAGTCGTGTGGCCATGATTATTACTACGGCCATAATGTCAGAGGAGTTTATTTAAAGTCCTTTATGACATCGTGCGACATTTACTCTGCGATCAACCGTCTCAATCGTTGGAGTGCAATTTGGGGTGTTCCCTTGACTCTTACGGTCGAATATCTTGCCCGTTCAGTTAGGTTTTTACCTATCCCTATGGACGAGATGGACGACTGTGGTATCAAGGTCCCTCTTTGCATGCTAAGGAGAAAAAGGTACAATCGATATACGGGTGGTATTAAATACCGCTTTGTCTACCGACGTCCTAATTCTTTCTTAGTTACCGATGTAGAGGCACGGCCTCCTAAGATTCGCGGATGGGTTAACAACCCGTCTGCTGTCTTAATGGCTGCGGTAGCAGGG